CGCCAATACGGTGAGAGCCTAATGTAGTAACAAGTAGTAGTAGTATGTTGTATATATTGTAATAATTGTAATAAGTATGTGTTACTATGCTTTACTTGCTTGCAGTGTGGCGGTTCCCTTATGCGTAAGGAGCCGAGTGAATGTGAATGAGAAATGCCGCAGGTAGGGTGAGGGGACTGGTTGCGTCCGGCTCTCTGCGGGCTTGGCGTCTTGAGGGAAGAAACCCTCGTGTGGGAATGACGGGAGGGGCTCTTCCGTACCCTCGTACCACGCAGGCTCATTTACATTGGGCATCGCCCAAAGACCTGTACGCTGGTGAGGGGGTTGCACAAGGCCACCCCTCCCGTCATGTACTGCCGTATTGTTGCTACCCCGGCGCTGGGAATCGCTGTGAGAGTGAGGCCGACCCTCACCCCGTAGGGTAAGGGTCAGCGATGTACGAGTCAGGGACTCGGATGAATGGGCTCGCAGGGTGCGGGCTCACTCTTTGGGTGCGAGGAGGGAGACCTTGGCCTCGCCCTTGGCGACCCACGAGGCTTTGTTGGCCTTGTCGGTCCACCAGTCGCCCTTGAGTGGGTGGTTCGCACGCACCCAAGCCTTGGCCGCTTTGTCCCGTGAGACGAACACACGGTGTCCACCGTCCTTGAGCATGATGCCCTCGGCGATGTACGCAGTGCCCGAGAACATGGCGGCGGCGAGTGCGGCGTTGGCGGCGGCGGCTTTGTCAGCACGGCGAGCGACGGCAAGAGCGTGCATGGCGAGGTTCACCTTGCGACCCTTGTTTTTGCCCGACGAGATGGGCCACTGGCTCGTGAGAACCCTGAGAGCGCCAGCCTTGCCAGCCTTTGTGGGGAGAGCAGATGCACCGTCAAAGTGAGCGGCGGCACGACGAGCGACCTGAGCCAGCCCGTTCAGAATCTGCGTCCGAGTGAACCGAGAGAGTGCGTAGTCCGGTGTGAACTCCACACGACCCTTGGCGAAGCCTGCCTTGTCAATGGGCAGGTGAAGGTGCGGCTTGTTCCCCCGCACGAAGGTGGCCATTACCTTGACCGTAGGCGCATGTTGCAGAGCGTAGGAAACGCTCCTGTCCGTGTTGTTCCAATCCATGTTTGCCATGTTCTTGTCCTCCTGTGTGTTTCTGTGTCGGAATCCGACACCCATCCTCTTTGTTGTCGGTTGATAAGGGGAAGCCCTCAGTGCAGTGGTTTCCCCCTTGGCACAACCTATCACCTGTTCGGCGACGACCCACACGCTCACCATCGGGCCATGGGTTGCATGGACACCGTAGGTGGTGTGGGTCATCAGGTGGTGGTCGTGGGTTGTGTTCTCCGAGGGGGAGAGGTGGTGTCGGAAACCGACGAGCATTTCCTTTGTTGTCGGTTTATAACCGGAAGTCCTCAGTCCATCGGTTTTCTCTCCCCCCGTGGAACAGGCAGGGGCGTTTAGACGAGCGGGTGTTTAGCGGGTGTAAGGACTGTAATGCACCACATGTACCACCCATATGTGTGGGTTGAGGGACTCCTCCCCACGACCAACGCACGCCAGCGGGACGACTCACACTTGCCAGCCGTACCGCTGGCACACTGGAGCGATAGCCCACGCAAAACCAGCGGGCCCGCCCACACTCACAGGTGTACGCCTACGCTCACAAGCGTACGCTTCGCACGGGCCAGTTTAGACGACGCAGTGCCACGGTCTATAGAACGGCCCACTGCGGTTTAGACGGCCAGTTTAGACGCCCCGGTTTAGACGGAGAGATGGAGTTTAGACGGCAGTTTAGCGTCCTTTAGCCGCACACGGCGCTCCACAAAAAAAATTGTGACAAAACTTTTGGTATCACAAAGCCAGCCGCCTGTCCATAGATTTATTTTCTACACCGCACTCGGTCTGCACATGCTGTTGCCAACTTTGTTTCTCCTCGCTTTCTTGGTCGGGTTCCTGACCATGTGGTTGGCAACGCCTGACCCCAACGACACCGTGGTCTTCATTGACGACGAGGAAGCATTCCATCAGGCTTGCTTCAATGGCATGCGGAGGGGCATCCAGTGAACTACACCTGCCAAACCTGTGGTCGTGAAAAGCGTACTTCGTGGACAAAAAAGAGAGTCGTGAACTGTGCCCGATGCTGTCGCCTAATGAGGGAGGCGACGGAGTGAACATTTCCGTCTACGAGGTTGGCCCTCGGGACGGACTCCAGTACATCAAGCGCTTCGTGCCTACCGATACGAAACGGGAACTCATTGGCCTTCTGTACGACAGCGGGCTGGCTGACATTGAGGAGGTGAGTTTTGCTCACCCGAAGGTCTTGCCGCAGATGGCGGACGCCGAGCAAGTGTTTGACCGTGGCAGTGCGCTGGTGATGAACAGGCGTGGCTACGAACGGGCTGTTGCGGCCGGTGTGCAGAAGTTCAACATCGTGTTTTCGCCGTGCGAGGACTTCAACATGAAGAACATGGGCAAGACCCGCAGTGAGATTGTGTTGATGTACAAGACCTTCATGGACAAGGTGCCCAAGAAGAATGTCCGAGTCTACATCAGCATGGCCTTCGGTTCGCCTTACAGCGGGACGCCTACAATCTCCACGCTGATTTCGTGCATCCGAGATGCCAAAATGTTCGGACAGACCGTTGTGTTTTGCGACACCGTGGGCGCAGGAACGACCAAGGAAGTCGCTGAGTTGGCCGAACTGGCGAAGAACGAAGGCGTCAGAGCGGCGCTTCATTTGCACCATAAAGACGATGAAAGCCGAGCAGTGGCCTTAGTAAGAAGTGGCTTACTTAACGGCATACGAGAGTTTGATGCCAGCATCGGTGGACTTGGTGGTTGCCCGTTCGCTGAGGGCAGTGGAGCCAACATCAACACCGCAACACTCGTCAGGCATTTGCACGCATGGGGCTTTCAGACCGGGGTTGACGAAGAACGACTCAGGCTGGCTGAGCGATTGGCCGAGCGCATCAGCATCTCTTTAACCGATGACGCTATCCCAAGTGCATGAGCGCATTCATGCACGCTTGGAATCTACTGAAAGCCATACCCGGTCAACAAGGCTACATGGGAACGCTTCCGCCTGCCGTTTTGCAGATGCTTGCACGACGCAGAGCCGAAGCCGGGGAAGAAGGTCTTGGCGATGTTATGGACATGCGACGAACCATCCCTGCTCAATTTGAAGGTCAAGGTGACAACCGACGCATGGTGTCGCCTATGCGTCAAGTGGACATGCCTTCCGAGGCTGGCGACATGCGCCCCGGTGAAACATTCATGCCCGACCCACTCCCCGCTACCGACCGCCGAGTTCAGCGAGACTTGACGCCTCTGCGTGAGATGCAACAGACCATGATTTCTCAAAGGGACGCCGAAGAAATGGCCGGAGACACTCAGTCCATGGGCGTCACCTCTGCACCTTCCATGGCCAATGTGCGTGGTTTTGACACTATGCCCGAAGAATCATTCTTTTCTCCAAGAGAACAGCGACTGGCTCGTGAAGGCATGGAGCAGTCGGCCGGTCGTCAACTGACCGGCGGTCAGCGTGGTGGGCGAACCGACATTCGGGGCGGCTCCGGTGCAGGTATGAACTTGCCACTGCGTGGTGTGGACGATGAAGGAAAGCGAATGCGACCGGGCTCTCGCCGACGACGAGCCACCACGCTTCAAAATGTTGAGGGTGTGGGCACAGGCGCACGCCTTGGCGGTGCAAGTCGTGAGTTCGTTGACCAACCCGAAGAAACTCGCAAGCCCACCCAGCAAGAGACCATCGCCAACATTCTTTCCGGCATGGCCACGGCCGCTGGCGGTACCTTTGAAGACAAGACGCCTCCCCGAGAAGCAAAGCCAACCAAGGAGCGCCCTCTGCGTCAAATGAGCAACCGCTACCGGGAAAACCTTGAGCGTGTGCGACAAGGCGAGAAGCCCGACCTCAATGTCCCCATGGACGAAGACACCATGAGCATGTTCCAAGACCCCGCCAGTGCCGAGTCTCAGGCCATTCGTGAGCGTTTGATGCAATTCGCAGGACAGCGTGGTCGCACTGACGGCTCACCTGAGCAGTCTCAGATTGACCGAGCCGCTTGATTTGGTACACCAAACTTCAAGTATTGAGCCCTAATCGGGGTTTCATGGTATGGGACATCGTGCTTATTGGCGCGTTGTTCGTTCTGACCGTCTATGCCAAGATGGTAAGGGAACGCTTACGAGATTTGGAGCATGATGTCCGGGCACTCAAATCGTTTAACCATACCATGCGCTTTCGTGCGCTGAGAGGAATGGAGCAGGGTGTGTACTTTGGCTGGGAAGAGGAAGAGTGAGCGTTGCAAACAGTGCAATCATCACCCGACAAAGCGGGTATATCTCAAACGACAAGGTGTTTTCAGAGGTATTGCTTGGTATTGCGAAGTATGCAGTTCCTTCACAATGGATGAGTGATTGTTAAATATCGGCATATATTCCGTACAATCGGCTGGCAGGTGTTCCATCCGCTACTTGGGCTCAGCGGTTCACCTTCTTGTTCTTTTCATGTCAAGCCTGCCAGCCACCTCAACGCTTTTGATACAGCATAACATGGACCAACCATGGTCGCACCGTTTGAGGAGGCTTGGATTCTGCTTAAAGCGTACGATTTTTACGGCGACCTTCCCCCGGATTACTACAAGACGCTTCCCGACCGCATGATTCGCCTCATTGAAGAGGGCGGTTTAGAACATGTGAGCGTGCGACCCACTCAACACTACCTTGACCGCAAACGACATCGGTATCACCCTGACCAAGACCTCCCCCATCAGTTTCAGCGTAGAGGTTTGGGGCAATACGGTTTCACCATTGAAGCCATCATGGCGATGATGGCCAACGACCTGATTGAGAATCACCCTGAATTGAAAGAGGTGATGGGTGAAAAGTTGCCACCTGCGGACCAAAGGGCCGAATTGCCACACAAACAACCCAGCATGTCATTCAATGCGTTCACGACCGACATGCCAAAAGTTGACTCAAGTGAAAGGCAGATGGGACTTGGTACGGTGATGACGCCACACTTTGTGCTGGACAAGAAAACCGGGAAGTTGGTGTTGGCCACGGTCGGACACCGTGCAGTGGGTGACCGCACACGGCAAACCATCAAGGTCACGCCGACCACGAGTCTTGAAAACGCTTACGACAACACGGGTATTCACGAAACCCTACCTGAACGATTTGATTTCTTGGAGCGTCAAGTACCTGCCGAGATGCAACAGGAACCTCAAGAGCCTGAACAGGCTGTCCCTCAATCGTTGATACCGCAAGAGAAAGACTACTCCCACCTTCCCGAAGCGTTCAGAGAAATGGCGAGGGCACGCGATGAAGCAAACAAAATGCTCAAGGCACTGGAAACCTTGATGTAGAGAATTGCCGTGACGAGCCACATGGCGGACGCTATAGATTGGTTGACCGAGGCGGATGTCCTTGGTAAAACTGATTGGTCCGATGTCTCGTTCTGCGATTGTTGCAGTCCGATGGAACTGAGCCTTGCTGTTCTCAAAGCCAAGAAAAAATCCAAGCCATTCCATGGCTACAACCCCAGCAAACATGCCAAGACTGGTGGGTTGAGCGCCAAAGGTCGTGCGGCCGCAAAGCGCAAGACTGGGGCCAATCTCAAGCGACCCGTCACCAAAAAGCCCAGCAAACTCAAGCAGGGGAGCAAAGCCGCCAAGCGACGCAAATCATTCTGTGCTCGCATGTCGGGCGTCAAAGGTCCGACCAGCAAGAAGGGCAAACTCACTCCGAAAGGAGCCGCTTTGAAGAGGTGGAATTGTTGAATCCGACTTGGTGGCAGGTTTTGAAAAAGGACAAGGATGTAGATTTGGTTTTGCCGAGAGGCAAAGAGATGGTTTTACAGGCCGAGGACAAGGACTACGAAAGGGGTCTTCTTGTCAAACTGTTGAAAAACGGCGGGTATGAAATGGCATATTGGTACGATGAGCATAAGCCGTACCCAATTGAGGTGCTTGTTGACGGAAAATCAATCAAAAAAGATGCAAAGAAGGTCACGATGAAATTCCATCCCGAGTTGAAGAAGTCGGAAGATGCGGAGCAAGCCATTTTGAACGAAATTGAAAAGGAGGGCGGGGCGCTTGGGATGAAAAATTTGCGAAAAGTTGTCCCTGATGAGGAAGAATTACAAGCCACTTTGAGGGATATGGTTGACAGAGGCGACATTTTTATGCACGAAGATGGCGACATTTACACTCATGAGCCGAAAGAGATTGTGAAAAGTGCTCTTGAAAGTGCTTGGCATTTATTAAAACAGTATGACCCGATGAGACCGGCTCATATGCGGTCGCAGGTTTTTCCTCAGATGAGTTCTAACACGAGAGTGATGAAAGTTCCCGGCGGCATGTTGAATCAATTCGGCCGTGAATCGTTTTACAATCACGGGTACGCTCGTCAGGATGTCGGTGAGCCTTACGAAACGCGTCCTGCCAAAACCCGATTGCTCATGCCTCATGAGCGACGAGAGCGCATTCTCGCCGACCGTGACCAAGCCATAGAAAGAGCAAATCAGTTCCATCAAGACCGGATTGACGCCATGCGGAACTTGCCCGGTGCTTCCGGTTCGTTCAGTCAGGGCGGAGCAGACTACAACCCGTTTCAACCTGTCAACATCAACAATTTCAACCTTGACGACCCTCGTGTTCAGCAGGCTATGGCGAATGAAGAGGAAGCAAGGCAGGCTATGGTGGATGAAGAGGAAGCAAGGCAGGCGGCGCTTGCAGAAATGGCGAGAAACGCTGTTCGCCAAGGGGTGTTCAGTGCTTCTTACGACCGAGACCCTGCAACCATGGACCCTCAAACCCGAAGCCTCTTTGACGCTGAAACACAAAACATGGTAGACCTGCACGAGCAATCTCGTGGTCTACCTTTGCAAACTTTCCAATCTGAACGATATGTACCCCGGTGATAAAAGATGACAGACTGCGATTGTGGACATTGTGTGGGCATCAACAGTGCATTTGATTTCTTGGAAAAAAAACTCTGCCCTGCTGGTAAAGCGGCGGCAAAGCGGAAGTTCAAGGTGTACCCTTCGGCTTACGCTAACGGATGGGCCGTGCAATACTGCAAAGGCAAGTTCCGAGGTAAGAAGAAGGGGAAGAAGAAATGACCGACCGTTGTACCTGCCATGACACCTTGGTTATCAAGGACTTGAACCGCTGGTTCAAGGAAAAGTGGGTGGATGTGTCTCGTAAAGACCCCAAGACTGGAAAGCACCCTCCGTGCGGGCGTTCCAAGGCAAAGAAAGGTCGTAAGGGCTATCCCAAGTGTCGTCCGTCGGTCAGGGTGTCCAGCAAGACGCCGAAGACCAGCGGTGAAATGACCAGTGGACAAAAGCGAGCGGCGACCAAGCGGAAGCGAGCAAAGCGACAAGGTGTTGGTGGGAAGCCGACTGTTGTCAAATCGGTGCTCGTTTTGAAAAATCCAGTCAGCCCTGAAGCCAAGCGACACAAGTTGGAGTACGACAAGAAGTACGAATCCACGCCGGAACGGGTCAAGTACCGTAGCGAACTCCGACGGGAACGCCGACACCGTGGCATTGATGGCAAGGGTGGACCTGACATGAGCCACACCAAGGACCACACGCTCGTGGCCGAAGACCCTCACAGCAACCGAGCCCGCCACTTCAAAGAACGGGGCACACTTAAGTCGGATGTTGTGCTGGTCAGATAGAGGAGAAGGACTTGAGGAGCATTTGGGACGACTTGTTTGCTGAGATTCTCAAGGTCAGCAAATGGAACTTGGAAAAAATCCAAGAGTTGCAGGACGGTAGCGACGAAGCCCTGTGCCTGTTGATTGAGGCCTCTGAGCACTATTCGTATCTCCAACAGGCTTATCACGATAAAAGACCTGCCGATATACATGTCGGAGTCTTCTTTGCCGATTGACCATGCTTGGTCGGTCGTTAGGCGAGACCCTGACAGGGTTGAGAAAATAGACCCCATCACGGCGGCATTCGGTTTGGCCGCTTTGGGCACAGGTGCTTACAACGCAGGTGTTCGTGCAAGAAACCCTATCGCAGACGGGTCTTTTCGTAGCCCTATCGCAGATGGGGCTCTTCGTAACCCTATCGCAGACTTGACTCTTCGTAACCCGTTTTACTTCGCCGATGAAGCAAGGGTCGCAGACCCTACTACTTTGCTTTACGACAAAACGATAGAAAACCCCACTGGAGGCCAAAGGGCACTTGCCGGGGCTTCACAAGCCGTCCCGATAGGTGGCCTTGGTGCATTGGTAAATCGTGGCAGGGCAGGTGTGAGAAGTTTGCGAGCCGCCGACAGGGCGGCGGCTGAGTCTCACCGTGCACGACGACTGGCCAGCGCTCAAAGAGCCGACGATGCGGCACAAGGCCATCTCAGAAACCTACAGCAATCTCGGCGAGCAACTCACCGGGGTGGAGGTGCCAGCCGTGCCACTGATGCAGAAATAGACGAAGCATACCGTATCGCTGAGGACTCTGCCATGCAGTTGCGCGCCGCTCAACAATACGCCCGAGGCGCTCCGGCGGCAGGACAGGCGGGTAGGGGCTTAGGGTCTGCGGCGCTTGTAGGAGCAGGAGGATTGGGGCTCGGTCTTGGTTTGAAAGCAGGCGAGTTCGCTATAGACCAGTTTGGTAACATGTTTGGCGGCGACTCCGGGCAAGACTCAGGTTTTCAAAGTGGCTTCGGTCAGCAAGGTCAAACCCAAGGCTTCGGGTCAGGAGGACTCGGCATCAATGATATTTCCAATGTACAGAGCAACGCTGTAGCCGGTCGGCAGATTTTCAACCCCGGCGCGTACAGAGACGACCCAAGGGCCGTTTCTTTTGAACAACAGCGGGAGTTCGGTGGATTTGGAACAACAACAAAAGGTGAAAACATGTTTGTGAATAACACAGGTGAAGAAATCAAGAAGCAAGTGAACGAATTGATGTACAAAACGAAGTGTTCCGAGTGCGACAAAAAAGATTGCCTCGGCAAAATGCACTGCGGAGGTACACAAAAAGCCGACAAGAAAAAGCCAGCCCACGGCATGGTCATAGTCATCGGCTCAAAAGCCGGTCCCGGCCCGTCAAAGAACGGTAAGCGGGAAAAACTTGATTCTGAAAAGAAAGAAGAGTGATGACTGCTTCGCAGTGATTGGGTCGGAGAGGCTCTCTCTCCCTCTTCGGCCCTCCTTTCGTACTTTTGTGATACCTTTATGAGTACAGTGGTGGTGCGAACACCGAGAGGGATTGTTGTGCAAAGCGGCAGAGAACCCATGAGAGACGCTGACCAAGCAGAAATACGACTGATGGGTTTGATTCTGACCCAAGCCGTTTCTATCGGAATAGCCATCGCTGTTTTTGATGCAGAATACTGGTTGAAATTGGACGACCCGACGGTGAACGGCATCACCTACGCCATGGCGGCATTCGCTGTTCAAGGTGTGGCCTACTATCTGTTCAAAATGTTCTTTCAGCAGGGCATGGATGAGCGAGCGAGAATCGCCGCACAAGAAAAACAACGCCGTACACGCTATCGTAGTATGGAAATGTCGTTTGACCGACGACGCCAAGACATGGAGATTCGCATGCAAGAGGCACAGTTGGAAGCCGAACTCAACTGGATGGAGCAAAACCCCGGTCAAACACCGCCTTGGATTGAACAGCGGATGATGGGTACCGGCACAGGCACGACTGACTTCGTACCCAAGTCTTCGGCACCTCTGTCGCTTGGCTTTGACTTTGACAACGAAAAGAAGCCTGCCGAAAGACTTCGTGGCGCAGATGGTAAGTACAAAAGTAAGGACAAGTGATGTTTCATGGGTCGGATTTTCAAGACCCCCAGCGACGACGCTGTGGAGGAAACCCTCCGTAGCATGCACATCGCCAACACAGTGGATGTGGCGTACGAGCGTGGATGGGGTTGGGTCAAAGTCTTGGTTTTTTCAACAACAACGGCGTTCACCGTCAGTGCCTTTGAGTTTTACACCGATTGGAATTTGTGGGAGTCGTCAGGTGATTGGTTGAAAGAAAAGTTACAGAGTTGGTCGGACGCTATTTTTTCGGGGAGAGACTGATGTCATTGGGAGGTAGCGCACTTGTCGGTGGCGTTGTGTTCGCCAAAGAGTTGTACCACTACTGGAAGCCGAGAAGAGTTGGCGTCTACGGACCGACCATGGTTGGTAAAACGACACTTGACCGCTACATGACGACGCCCGGAGAAATGGAAGACATTCCCATGAGCGAACGAACGAAGCACTTCAAGGTACCCGGCATCAATCGTTTTTTACTTCCCGGTGCAACTCGCAAACGAGTCAGTTGGAAAGGCGACAAACGAGTGGTGTACTCGGCTGACATCGCCGGAGAGGAGCGGTTTTGGAATTTGTGGACGGACGACATGGTAGCAAGGCAGGTGGAAGCGATTGTTTTTCTGTTTGACCACCGCTGTACGCAAGGAGGTGACCCAGCCGTTCAGGCTGTCGGAGGATTCAAGTTTCTCGTAGACGCTATCGTTCACAGGCAATATCGCTATCGCACACTCAAAAGTCGTTGGAAAGGTAAGAAATATGCTCCAAAAGTTATCATGCTGGTGGCGAACAAAGCGGACGAGTGGTGGGATGACCAAGCAAATATTTTATGGCAACAGCAGAGGCTCGGAGAACATAAAATGTTTGACCCATTCCGAGAAGACCTCGTGCGCCTCCAAAAAGCGGGTGTTCCTACGAAGAGGGGAATGATGGCCACAAAGATTGGATGGAATGTAGAAAACACAATGTTGGATTTGTTGAGTTGATGATATGATGAGACTAAGAGGATATGGAGTGCCACAAAGTGACGCCAACTTGGCAAACATGAGTCAATCGCATTTGGTGGCGCTGGGGCAACAAGGTAACGCCAGTCACGAGCAGTTGTTGGAAATGCAAGCCGCACAGCAAGGTATGCAGGAAATGGCTAAACAAAACATTGAGGTTCCCAAAGTGAACTTTTATCCAAGCCGTCACCCTGACCCACGCAAAGCCCGCAAGCAGGACATCAAACAGGCTCGTAGGTTATTGACGCCGACGAAAAGGGCTTGGTACAACCCTCTGCGTTGGGTTTGGGGGCGCAAATACCGCTACAATCGGCAAAGCAATCTCTGTGTTATTGACGGCTGTGACTGTGAAGAACTCATCAAATACGACAATTTGTACGCAAAGATAACCGATGAAGAAACCGGCAAAAGTTTGTGGGAGATGTACTGGAAAAACCCAGTAACTGGCACGCCCGAGCCGTTTGTGGCACGGGAACAGGTCACCAACGGTCGCAAAATGAAGGGTACCTATTGCCCTGAGCATCTTCACCTCTACCATTTGTTGTGTAAGTGGGAAGCAGAGGCTGACAAAGACCACAACAAAACCAAGACTGGCATGCGTGAAATGGTCAAAAAAGGTGTTTCAACAGTCGCTGTGCCCATTTCTATTGTGAAGAAAAAAGACAACACACCTGAACTGCTCAAAAAATACGAACCGTTCTTCATGCAGTTGGAAAAGGACTCCAAAACCTACAACGGCATCAACCTTCTTCATTACAAAAACCCCGAAACAGGTATCAATGATGTGACTATGATTGTCTTTGATTTGCGCCTGTTCCAACAAGAAATGGCCAACATGGGTCCAACACTCTCTGATGCCATAGGTAATCTTGGGATTGTGCAAAGTCCGGCACCCAGTGTAGGGCAAAATCTACCCCAAGAAGTGACCAATGATGTTATCAATCAAGGTGCCCTCCCACAAACAGAGCAAGGTCTGTTCACACAATGAGGTGAAATGATGTTATTTGGTAACAACGGACAACAACAAAACGGAGCCCTCAACCTCGGAGCGCAAGCAGGTGGTCAGCCTGTAGCCGCTCCGATGAACCCATTCGCACAACAGAACGGTATGATGCAACAAGCGCAGAACAATGCGTTCGCAGGAGGTATGATGAGCGGTATGGGTATGCAACCCGGCATGATGCAACAGCCAATGACACCTCCTACTGAAATGGAAATTCAACTGGCCATGATGCGTACACTTGCTCCAATTGACCGCTTTGTTGTTGGAGCGCAAATGGCGACTTTTTTACAGATGTTCAACGACCTCGTAAGTTTCTCGGTGCTTGAAATCTTGAAAAACGCCGAGTTTATCATTGACGACAAAGAGGGCAAAATGAAAATGGACATCGCTTCTCTTCCTCAGAACCTACAGACCATGAGTGCTGAAAATGTCAAAAACCAATTCAGTTCGTTGCAGATGGCCAGTCAGCAGGGTATTCAGCAAGCAGAGATGCAACAACAGCAAATTGCGGCGTTCGCACAGCAGTCCATGATGGGAGGCGCACTAAGTGCGGCACTGGCCAACGAGGGATTCATGGACAAGGCTGGCTCCGCCGCTGGTAGTTTCATGGGCAGAATGATGGGGACACGGTGATAATATGATGAGAGATTACGGATTTGCTGGACTGTCTAACACGGCGATGGAGATTTTTGCTCCACGAAAGAGCGTGATTGTGGACATGATAATGGTGCAACTTCTGACCATCATTGTCACGCTGTGTATTCTACTGGTGACATCCAGTAGCAAAATGAACAGCAACACCATGGCGTACCTTGTGCTGGGACTATTCGGAGCGTTCTTCATGCTCACTGGTATTTATTCTCGCATCTCTGAGATTTAAACTCGGGATATGCCTTCCCCATTTCCTCAAGGGGCATTCGCTTGATGTTAGGCTGGTTTTGACTCGCATCTGACATCCGCACTCGGTACAGCGGTAGTTCTTCCAACTGGGACACGCTTTACAGATGTCCAGCCGAATCTTTTTGACATCATCGGGGACATATCGGCGCAAAGCGATGTCTCTACCGGCCCGTGACAAGTTTCTCGCCGTCTCTATAGAAACAGGGACACCCATGATTTTGGGCTTGATGCGAGGCAATTTCATCGGTGTTGGTAGGTCGTTTTATTCAAAAAGGTTATTCATGCCGTCCTCCTGCGGTACGGTATGGGAGGGGTTCGTCAGACTAAGCGGAGTTGTCCTTTCTGTCAGCACGACGACCGTGACGCTCTTGAACAGAGCATCATTGACGGCATCGCCAACCCTCAAGTTATGGACAAAGACATGGGTTGGCGGAGCAACACAGCAGAGCGGCACATGAAGAATCATGTTGGCGAATATCACAGCACTGCGAACCACTCGTGTGCAGTCTGCACCAGCGACCACCGCAGTGCGTTGGAGGTTGCGTACTTTGAAGGTGACCGCACCTGTCAAAGTATCGCCGACGAATTGGAGTGCAGTGAGGATTCGGTGTACCGGCACATGAAACATCACTTTCAACCGCTTGTCAAGAAGAGTTCGGCGGCAGTTGTGGCTATCAAAGTCGGCGAAGAGGTGGACATCCTACGAAACAATGTCCAAGGACTCAATGGAAAACTGGCTCAGTACATGTTGGAGACCAACATTCACGACGACGGTGTTATCAGTGACATGGTACGACTGCACAAGGAAGTCAGAGAGACACTCAAGGACTTGACGGCCTATCAAGAGAAGTGGGCTGAGCCAACGACCAATGTTGCCAACAACACCATCAATGTTCTGAAAGTTGAATTGGGCAAGGAAAGCCCCGATGTTTGGAAGCGAGTCAAAGCCAGCCTGCTCGCCAATGCTGACGGCACAGTGGATGAAGACATCCTTGACATTTTGTGAGGTGAAATGAGTGCCAATGGCGACCGGTTCGGACACTCGCATGTACTCGCCTCGTAGCGAGTCCAATCTTGGGTATTCCAAAGACGATGATGACTACAAGCACGGTGGTGGCGACCCCGAGCAAATGGAAATCATGCGCGACAAAAAGCAGGCAGAGAAAGAAAAGCCTGTGATGAGTGAAACACTGCCTCACCTGCAAATCACCATACCCAAGCAAGACCCGCCAATGATGCCTCCGCTTATGGAAGAAGAGGAAGACCCGCTTGAAATGAGTGACCAGTTCAATGAAGGTCAGCAATTTGGAGCCATGACCGGTATGCCTGACATGGGTAACCTCAGCATCGGCGATGCTACGGGCACCATGCCAGCACCCGGCGGCATGCTCGCTACGGGTGAGCCGATGGAAGATGCTTGGTCGTCGCTGATGAAATCCAAGTTGGACGAAGCAGGGCGAAGCAAGGACAAGACATGGCGACAGTCTCAGTTTGAGATTCAACCGGGTGGCGCTCGCATTGAAACCGCCACTTCTCGTCGCTCAAAACAACAATCACGGACCATCAGTCCCGGCAAAAAACGAGGATTGGACCGAGCGCCACTGGCTGTTCACCGAACGCACTTGGGCGTTGAAACCAAACAGCCCCTGCGACTGGATGCACAAAAGTACGGACAGCAACAGGCTACGCAGGCACGCCGAAAACTCATGGGGAATATTCCTCAAATCCCAACGGGGCACGGCATCGGTGCCGAAACTGATTACAATCCACGCGTTCCCAAGGTGGGCGGCTCAGGTCAAATCAAAGAGCCAAAAACAATCCGAGAGAGAGGTAAAAGTTTTGGCAAGTCTGTTGAAGGCATCCGTGCTGACATGGAAGAAGTGCGGAAGAAAATGAACTACATGCAGTTCACACAGATGCGAAGGCTCATGCGAGACCTCAAAGACGCTTTAGAACGCAGAGAAAAAAGCAAAAAAGCGGCGGCGCAAGGCGGTCACGGCAACAATCGTGAGGCGGGACATCGTGAAGCGCAAGACAGCACCACCAAGCCGGAAGGTGCTACCGAAAATTTGGAAGACGACCCCAAGAACTGGGGCGCTCCCAGCCTTCTCTTTGCCGCTAAGGGGAGCGGGAGGGTCGGCTGATGTGGAAAGTTCACCTTCCTGCGACCAGTTACCTACGCAAACAGACCCCGTTTTTCGGGACAAATCACTTTCTGAAAGCGCTGAACAGGCCGCTTTTGAAGTCCGCAGGGCTGACTTTTGACGGTCAAATGGCTCACGGGTGGGCTCCGACGCCAGCCGGAATCAGCGACGACCCCGAAGAACACGACCACCCGCCGTTCAATCATCACCCTGAGACGGGCGAACTGCTGGAGGGCGGTCTTCACCCCATTGATTGGATGCACCGTGAATTGATGCGAGACTTTGGACTTGACCCAAGGTCAGCACAGACTGTTATGCAACAGGCCATTGACCTTTACAACCGTCGCCACGATGTTGCTCATGGTAAAGGACAGTCCAACCACACGCTTCCTGACTTTGATAGCCCTCAATGGCGCAAAGTGCATGCTTCAAGGTATTACGACAACAAAACAGATACGCATAGAAGACTCGTCAGAGGTGCTGACCCTATTCACGAAGGCGGACCACGCCCGCTCATGACCTACTCATTGAATGTCGGAAATGTCCCCGGCGGGGCAGAGGGTACTTGGATTGATGGAGGGTACACTCATTTTAACCGAGAGTTGGGCGAAGTGCTGAGGGACTACGGTGTTGACCCAAAAATGGTCAACAATCTGCGATATGTGAAGTACAATCGCTTGCTTCCCGGCGACCTCAGCGGTGGCATTGTTCAGTCTATTCAAAGTCAAGATTTTAAAAATTACCAAAACACAGGTCAGTTACCTGACCATTACTTGACAGCCGACCAGCGTCAGTCCATGTCGGACCGAAGGATGCACCCCGAAGTTCACGCTCACCAACTTGCTGAGTTGATGCCAAACGATGCGTTCAGGATGATGGGTGCTGGTGGTAGAGGCGCTGGCGCTGGATTCAACGGAGAAAAATTGCAGGCCATGTTTGACCAGTTGGGGCTGGACCACGAACACAGCCCCGAAGAACTCAACCAAATCGCAAGGTCGGCCATGATTCGCCTCCTGTTTCAAGAAAAAATACACGGCATCAACTCTGACAGTGGCGAAGGTGTAGGGGGCGTTCTTCGTCCAATTATCCGAGGTATCGGGTCTCATCATAAACAAGACACCTACAGTCTTCATCATCAGCATGCGAAGGGTGCAGATTTGACTGAAAAGACGCCATTCGCTCGGTCTTCCAAACATAGAGCAGAGGAAATGGTAGCGCATTTGAGTAACGCCGCAGGCAGGCTTATGGCCGAAGGCGCATCGCAAGATGAAGCACTTGAGCGTGTTTTGACACAACTGCGAGCCTCTGATGCAGAATCCAAAGTCAGCGACGAGTACAGAGACAAAGTGCAAGGTGTTATTGACAAGTTGCTCGGAGTCAGTGGACACGAGCGTTTCAGTTTCGGCGACATCCCCACCAATTATGAAGACCACAACCTTGAGACGCCTGTGCCCGACTTTGGGCGATACGATGCCCCTGAACACTGGCAATCTCGCGTTTATCACGGCAACCACATGCTTGCTCCCGAAGGTTCTACAGTGCGAGAAGAGCCTATGATGGGCGGTGGCGTGGGTGGCGGTATGGCACCTGCGCCTGAACCTGTACCTCGTGCGGCACCTCCACCCATGGCTGGTGGCACGGTCGGTGTTGCGCCAAGACCCATGGCAACTCGTATGGCATCGCCTGCTGAACAAGCGTTTCAACAACAGCAAAGTCTTGACCCTCGTCAGCGATTCTTTGACACAGTCACAGGGGAGATAGTCCAACAGAACCCTGACATCCTTACCAGCCGAGATGTCGTGAGCGACATTGATTTGATTCGGAAAAAAATGGGCTACTTTGACGGCTTCCTGCGGGGTGAGTTCTGATGGACAAGGTTCTCGTCGTCAAGGCCATTGAGCCCAATTACAACACGGTCAGCGGTGGCCCACCTATCATGGTGGTAGGTGGGAACAGAGGCGGTAGGCCAAGAGGTACGACAATGAGAGAAAGGCTGGGTGGTATCGGCGGAGGACTTGTCGGTGTTCTTGGTGCACTTGCTGGTCGTCATCGTAGTCTTGGCGGACTCGCTCAAAGCATGGTGAGCGGAGGCGCTCAAGGAGCGGCACTCGGTCGCGGCCTTGGTAGAAGGTTTGTCGGTCGTGAAAGGCAAGCGAGGGCCGACATGGATGAAGAGGCAAGAAGGGACTATGCTCGTATGTCCGCAGAGGGTCGCTTTGACAACAGACGATACGATGTCAACGAGCGTATAAATCCCGCAACAATGCGTCGTCGGGTTGCAGAAGTGAACCGGGAAGACGAACTTGCCGCTCAGCAAGCAAGAGAAGCACGAGCAAGGCAGAGAGCACAAGCCGCCGCAGAAGGCGCTCAATTTGGTGCAGAGAATCGTAAGTTTGCACAGGCCTACCGTGATTTGCGAGAATCACTTGTAGCCGCTGGGGTACCCGAAAACGAAATAGAAGAGCGTATGAACTTGTTCAACCAAACAGCCCGAAACCAGCAACGCCAAAAAGAAGGCTCGGTGGGAGTTGTTGACCCGATGGAAGGTGTAACAAGGGCCGATGGCTCTGTAGTTTCCCCACAGAGTCTTGTAGCAGTAAGCAATTCTATACCTCAATTGGGAGAAAACAGTGCTTCTGCTGAAATAAACAGCATTGAAAATGAAAGCGACCAGTTCAATAAAAATCGGACAAATGATGCACTTAGAGGTTCTGCACCTGCTCCTGACGATGACGAAGAGGATGAGATGTCGCCGGGTACTGCCGCTGTGGTTGGCAACATGAGCCCATCACTTGAACGACTTCAACGAGAAAAGTTTGAACGAGAACAACAGGGTGGTAATTGATGGCTGACATCAACGACCTCGTTCACGAGATGGACACGCAAATGTCAAAGAAATCGTTCGCTTATTTCTTCACTGAGATTCTTGACTTTGAACTGTCACATCATCACGAAGAATGGCTGAAAGGTTTGAACGAGAATCGCTACTACTGCGTCAAGGCATCTCGTGACCACGGCAAGTCGGTGTTCTTCATGTCCTACGCTTTGTGGCTGGCGGCGTTCAACCCCAACACGCACATCATGGTGTTCAGTCACAGCCTTGAGCAGACCTTAGAACACATGCGATTCATCCGAAACAACATTGATTCCGCTGACATTCTTAAGGGACTTAAGCCACAGGGCAAGCCTTGGGCCAAGTCCTACTTTGAGTTCACCAACGGCAGTCGTATCATGGCCAAGTCGGTGGGCGGCGCTACCCGTGGTTTTCACCCGGATGTTGTTGTTTGCGATGACATCTTGTGGGGTACGACCAGTTCGGAGTTGCAAAGAGCCGCTGATTGGTTCTACACCGTCTTGCTCCCTGTTCTTCACCACACCGGCCGTTTGATGATGGTCGGTACACCGTTTTCGTACAACGACCTGTACGCCGAGTTGGAGGACAAAGACACCTTCACCGTGGAGACTTACCCTGCTATACAGCCCGACGGCAAACCATTATGGCCCGGACGATGGCCACTTGAAGCCCTCAAACAGCGCGAGGAATCCATGCCTGCCATCAAGTTCGCTCGTGAATACCTCTGCGAACCTATCCACGATATGTCCAGCATGTTTCCCATGCACTTGTTGGAAAAGGCTCGTGACCCAACTCTGCGTCTGATGGACAAGGCCGAGTACGAATACGACGACAAAGGCGAGTCCACAGGTATTTTCGGACAGCACTTCATCGGCTACGACCCTGCCATTTCTTCTGACAAAAATGCTGACTACACGGCCATGACAGTCATGCGTATGTTGCCCGGTGAAGATGTGAAGCAGTTGATTCACAGTGTTCACGAAAAGGGTCTGTCGTCCATGGCGCAGAAGCGCATGATGGTTGCCCTCAACAGCAAGTTTCAGCCTGACCTCATTGAGTTGGAAGGTAACAACTTCCAGCGCATGTTGGAAGCAGAGATGCGTGAAATGGCGGCGGACATGCCAATTAAAATTTTCATGACAACGAGGGCCAAGAAAGAGTCCATGTTCATGAGTCTGCTTCTTGCGTTTGAGCAAGGGCACATCAAAACGCCTTGGGGCGACGAGAGAAGCAAAGAATTCACGAGAACGCTTGAGACCGAACTCAGTCGGTTCGGCATGCAGAAAAACGGGCGGTTGGAATCGGTGGGCAGTCACGATGACTTGGCTGTGAGCGTGGCGTTGGCCAACTGGGCAACGAAGGAGTTCAGGGGCACGATTGTTCTGTTGGATGATTACCTTGAGGGCGTAGACGATTGGTTTGGCGATGTACCTCAACGACATGTCGCAGGAGCAAGTTGGTTCACAGCATGATTTATGTGATACCAAAAGTTGGGTGATGTTATGTGGCCAAGCCTGAGTGTCGGAAACGCTGTTCATTCGGTTGACATGGGCCATGACATTCTCAACACCATCGCCAGCAACCTGCTCGGCCATCCGATGGTGGACGAAAACATCGCCAAATCCATCGCATCGCAGTCGGTGCTGTTCAGTGAAGAGCAGGTGCCACCTCCTCAATACGCTCCCTTTTCACCGACCGGCGAAGGTTGGTTTGAAGACAAAATCGGCAAGAGTGCCAACGCTGTGATTCGTGATTTGCGAAAAGCACGCCGAGTGTTCAAAGAAGACAAAGACGAAATTGACAACATCATCGCCAGCGTCCGTAGCCTCAAGAGTTTGGAAGTGGAGGCAACGCTGGCTAAATTGGGATGGGCCGAGGGACACCGAGACACCATGCGTAAAATGGGACTGACCAACAAAGACCTACGAGCCTTGCGGTTGTTCGGCGATACGAGAAAGGCGAGCCTCCTCAGAGCCTGTCACCTTTGGGACAGTGCCGAAGAGGCCTTGCTCAAATTGGACGAGTTTGAGGATGTGTGGGGAGAAGAAGAAAAAAACGCTTGGGTTGGGGCTATGACACAGAAACAGGATGCAAGGAAGGTTTGGAGAAACGCTTTGCATCAATTTGACAATCTGTCCAAAGAACAACAAAAGTGGATGAGTCTTGCCAAAGAAGAGTTGCAAGAAAAAGGTGCGATGAAGGCGAGAACCATCACGCAGAACCTCATAGAAAAGGGAGTGCCAAGGCTAAATGCCAATCGGCTATCCAAGTTGCTGAACATGTATGGTGAAGAAATCAACATCATCAAAGCGCATCGTAAAGGTGAATACATGTGCATAGACCGCTCAGGTTTGATTCTCAAAGACCCGTGGGCCTATGCCGCAGGCTTCCTTGACGCTGACGGTTACATCACCATCACTGAACGAGGAGAGCCAAGAGCAGGATTCATCGCCACCGGTGACCGAGGTCGGATGCACTGCGAAGAGTTGCACAAGCACATAGGTGCAGGTGTGTTACAACTTGACCAAAAAGTGTACTCGGACAACCAACGAAGTCAGCACCGTGTCAGTTTCTACGCCAAAGACGACTTAAACAAACTACTGGGACAATTGACGCCTCATCTACGGATGAAAGACATGCAGGCAAAGGCGGTGTTGGCTTACATTGAGGAGAAAGACCCCGTGCGGAAAACGCAGTTGAAGCGATTCGTGCAATTCTCCAACAGGGATGGAACCGTTAAAGGCGAGGACTCTCTGCGAGAATGGGGAGTAGACCGTGAAACAGTCATGAATTGGGCGGAGGGATTGTGATGGCAGAGAAGGGAAGAGTTGGCAGATTGTTGGAATCCATTGGCAATCCGTTCCGTAGGAGAAGCACCCCTGAGCCACAGATGCCTTTGTGGACCACCGGTATTCAGGAACCTGTTCTTGTGCAGGGTATTACTATACCTGCACTGTACGCTGTCGCCAACGAGAATCTGATTTTGCGAACCGTACTCAGCACGCTCCAGCAGGAGATTTTCCGACGAGGCTACTACTGGGATAAGAAATTTCACAAGAAGTGCGTTGACTGTGACAAAGAATACCAGCACGATGTGGAAATGTGCGTTGAGTGTGGAGGAGAAGTCAGAGACCCGGACCCAAATCAGTTGGTCTACCCACGATGGCTCCTTGAACAGCGCAACTCCATGGAACAGACTTTCATGGATGTCATGAGAGAGGTTGAATACGACCTCAACATCACCGACGATGCCTTCCTTATCCTCATCAAAGAATACTTCATTGACCCCGAAACCAACGAAATGGCCTTTTACCGCATCAAAGAAATCGTTCGTGGCGACCCGATTTTTATGCGTATCATCGCCGACAAGCGTGGTGTACGGGGCGGGCGTTTCCGAGTTTGTCCAATCCACCGCAACGAGGTTAAAGCCTACTCGCAAGACGACAAGAACTGTCCCGTCTGCGGGACAGAGATGGAGGATGTTCACCATGTCAACACCGCAGGGAGCGGCAAAACGCAGTATTACCTCAAAGGTGAAGTCATTCATGTGAGCAAGTATCAGCCTTCCAAGTTGTACGGCAGGTCGCCTGTGTCCACATTGTGGCGACAGGCTATGACGCTTACAGCGATGGACAATTACATGTACACCGCTTATTCCAAGCGCCGCATTCCACGAGGTATTCTCAGCATCACCACCGAGAACCTTGAATCCATGAAGTCGTTTTGGAAAGCCACCGATGAAAAATTGGAACGAGACCCTCACTACATTCCCAAAATCGCTACAGAGGGCAACGGCAAAGGTGGCGTCAATTGGGTCAAACTCATGGACAGCCTTGAGGAAATGCAGTACATTCCTGCTCGTGATGAAATGCGACAGCGCATAGCGGCGTTCTACGGTGTGTCCAATGTGTTCATGATGGACACGGGCAAGTCCGGTGGGCTGAACAACGAAGGTATGCAGATTCTTGTCACGAACCGTGCTGTGGAGTTCGGTCACAAAGTCTACACTGACCACCTGTTCCCAAGGATGGTTTCGCAGATGGATGTCACTGATTGGAAACTCACTCTTTATCCAAACGAAGAGGAAGACGAGGTGACTCGTCTTCGCAGAGATGAGATGGAAGTCAACATCGCTCAGCGCATGATGATGATGGGCTACAAACCTGAACTCAAAGAAGACGCCAACCGAGACATTCGTTTCATCTACAAGCAACCTGACCCCACGGAAGCACCACCTCAACAGCAACCAATGGGCGGCATGCAAATGGGCGGTGGTATGGGGACACCGGGCGCACTGCCCAGTCGCAACATACCCCCGCAACTGGCGGCGCAGATGGGGCGACAGGCGCAAGTTCCGGGTATGGCTAACCCCGGTGGCGAGGGCATGGGGTTGAGAAACCGTGGTCCTGCGAGTCCGCAAAACAGAACCAGTTTCGGTTCAGGTAGTCCGATGTCCAGTGTTCAGCAACGAGGTGCATCGCCGGGCGGAGTTGAACAAGCCAGCCAAGGCATCCTCAACGCAAGGAATCCAAGAGGGGCTTAGGAAACTTAAAGTCAAGTGGTGTATTGGAGATGGGCATGGACTTGAGGAAACTTGACCCTATGGCACGCAAAATGCGCTCTCATGTGGATGCGTTTTACGACGCACTTGAGAAGCAAGATGGCGTCACTGCACGAACGCACATTCATGAGATTTTAAAGTACGCTGACTTCATCAACAAGGACATTACGACCACGGTCATGAAGAGTGAACCCGCACCGAGCACTGGTATCAACGAAATCTACGCAGGTGGCGTACCTGTCCGAAAAACAAACGAAGTGCAATCCGTGCACACGGGGACGACCAATGTGCTTCCCGGCACCATCCGAACCAGCAGGTTTGGTCCGCTCAATCGCAAACTGAACAACCGAACTCTGTGAGGTGAAACTGTGACAGAAGAGAGAGAAAGCGTCGCAGAGCGTCTCATGAGCGCCCTCATCACCAAAATGGAATCCATGGATGCAGGTCTGCGAGACTTGCAAGCCGAAAACAGAGAACTCAAGAAAATGGTCAACGACCCCTCGTTGATGCTGAGGAAAGCAGGCTTCGTGCAGGCTCGCACTCAGCGTCCCGAGGATGTGCTCGTTGACGGCTTCCGAGGCGATGTCTCTGACGCCATGGTTCTCAAAGCACAAGACGGCAGTGATTTGGAAATGCCGCAGACCAACGCTGACTTCCACAACATGGACTGGTCAGAGATTCACGCTTTGGCTGAACAAGCCAAGGATGTGGGCTCCGTCGGCAACCAAATGGGTATGGAGTGAATACGATGAGACCGAGATTTGAACTGGCAGACGACAAAGCATACGAACTTCTCAAAGCCGCAAAGGCACTTGAGGACCGCATCGCCAAGAAAGAAGGTAGCATGCCTGACTATTCCAGTCAAGAAGAGGGCTCTCAAGTGGGTCATGCTCGTTTTGAAATCCAACCTTCACAGACTCCCAACGCCTTTTACTACACCAACAATGTAGTTCCTGCTGTTGAGGATGTGGCGAACAAAGGCGCTATCTCTGAAAACAGCGATGTGTTGACGCGCACCTCTCCTTACTACCCGACGGCTTTCAGTACGACAGGCGCTCTTGAAAACTTCACAGGCGGCGACGGACCAAGAATGAGCGATTTGAAGAAGTCCGTTGACCGAATCTCCAGCCGTCTTCTTTGAGCGGCTGGTGATGTAAATGCGAGAAGGTCCGCTGGACACCCTTGACAGGAACCGACAAACCTTCTACAAGTCATTGGTTGACGGCATCGGCAAGTTTGATGCAGGTGCTGATTTTTACTTTTCTGCCATCAGTGCAGAACGCAGAGGCTACATCCTCAGTGACGAGGACGAGGCTCTGCTGAAAATGTTCAACTCTGTCATCAAGAAAATAGATGAGCAACAAATGAGCGGGCCTTCGGGGGCATACGACCTCAGCACCGAGGGCATGGGCATGGAGCAGTCTCAGGGTCTGACTGAGCAACAGATGAGTTATGCCATGGGGCACGGTGCGGGAATGAATCTTGCCGACAATCCCAGTTACGACAAAGGTCGGATTGTCCCTCCCGAACCCGGACAAGGGCTTGCTGGACGACCGTGGCAAATGGTAGACGGTGATGTGAACGACCCGTACCGCACGCACAACTATCTTGGTTCCGACATGAACCCCCTTCACGGAGAGTATCACAACATTGTGGGCGATTTTTATGTGCACCCTGACGACCCGTATGCAGAGTCAGAAAGTCAGAAAGCACATCACAAGGAAGGTAGATGGGAGCAGTGGGTGAGAGATAACGACGACCACGGTTTTTTGCACAACAAGTTCCACTACGGTCAACTTGATACCACACACGGCACCAATCATGCGTTTTACGAACATGACTACCGGGAATGGACACAGCGCAACCAGCGTGCTGTGGACGAGTTGACGGCTTCGTTGGAAGAGCAGGGCATGGACGAGGACCAAGTAGCGCACGAATTGAGAAAGCGTCACATCAACGAGAAAAAGGCTGAATGGAAGGAGAACCTTGGTTTCATGGATTACTTCTTCGGTATGGAATGGCTCACACCCGAAGAGCGCAACGCCGCTTACGACCACATGAAAAAGTACGGAGCAAATCCTGAACAAGCGTTCCGTACCAACACGCACAACGGTAATCCAAATTGGATGCCACGGTTCATCAGAAACTTCCATCAGCGATTTTCAGGACTCTACAACCACTGGGTCCGAGACCCCGGACGGCCCGGTGAGGGTCTGATGATTCGTCCCAAAGCACTGCCGAGTTCGGCCATTGAAGTCAGCCCGTCTCAGAATTACGAAGCGATGAGAGACACACAAACGCCGGGTAAGCCGAACGCATACGACCGTGCCATCGCTCATCACAACAAAATGGAAGAAGACCGATACATCGTTGAAGGCCTTGGTCCGTACGAGCCTATCAGCAACGCAGAAGTACCCGTGATGCAGAAGGTCAAAGACGAGTTTGGAAGAGAAAGTCTGCAAGTTGTGGGCTACAGAAAACTTCAAGGCACGGACAAATCGGGCAGAAAGGAGGAATACTACCCCGGCTATCAAACCATGCGAATGCTTCTCGGTGTGGACGAAAATCATCAACTGTACCCTGCTGGTGAGCATCCCACCTACGGTGAGTTGTGGGACGGCGGAGCATTCACACAAGAAGAGATTGACGAGATTTTTGAAAAGCGAGCGATTGATGCGAAGCAGTTGGCCGGTGTCGGTAGAATGGCGCGTAACCATGCTCCGATGCACTACGGCTTCGCTATGGACAACGAAGAGTACGATTACATGAACCCTGAACAGGGTCATGAAACGCTCTCTACCTTTTGGCAGTTGCCGTTCAAAGGTAAAGGTGGTCTTGCCAAGCACCCGAACGAGTTGTTTGACAAACTCCATCACCACACTTTGTCGTACAGAGAAGTAGCGCAACAGCCAAAGGAAGAGGGACTGGACCTGAGTGGTTTTTACGGTGAAGACTTTTTGCCCGAAGAGGAACAAGAAGAAACACAGGTTGAGTTTGAGCCTGAGACGGAAGGTGTCAGAGAACACAGTCTCTTGTTTTCACGAACCAAGTCCGGCATTGAAGGTCGGCACGAGTACGATGCAGAAGGTGCAGTCAGAGATTACAAAATGATGCCGTTCCTTGCGCCGTTTGGTCAAAAAGAGAACCAAATGTTTGAGATGCGCCAAGGTCAAAATATCATTCGTACGAATGTACGAGGCGCACCCGAGGATGCGGCCAGTAATCTCGGTCCTCACAACATTGTCATGTCGTCCAGTATCGCAGGCACGGGCGGCTACAACGCTCAGTTCGCACGACACGGTGCGACGGTTGATTCTGCGTACAACAATCAGGTTCTTTCAGACTATCATCAAGGTCGCCGTACAGGCGATGCTGGGGCGGCTGATGTCAGTCACAAAAAAATGATGGGTAGAGGCGGGGCGTTGATGGTCACTCATCCATTTAGCACAAAAGGCGGGTCGCTTAGTGACGAAAGAATGATGTCGCACGGAGCGCACAGTTACGCACTTCTCGGTACCATGCTTGGTGCCGCCAATGCTCCGATGAATCCGCATCAGGATGTTCTGCACATCACGGACCGTCGGATTCAGCCAACTTTGCGAAACCACGAAGAGGACTTTATGTCACTCCGCCGACATCCTGATGAATTAGCGGTGGGTGATTTGGATGCAGAAATAGAAGCACTTGAGGAGCGATACTCTTCGGACAAGGCCAAAGCCGTCACCGACGAACAACACGACATGTTGGACAAGGAATACGAACGCACCATGGAGCGATTGAAGGAAGAACACCGTCTTCGCGCACATCAGCCTACTACCTTTGCTGAAATGGGTGTGCCTCGTCGTCTTAATCCGGCTGGCTCCGTGACGCCCATTCTTTCACGACAGCCACCGTCACCTGCGACCGAAGAGTATGAAAACGCGATTGCAGAGATGTCACTTTTACAAGAACAAATGGAGGTTCGTCGGGAAATCAAAGACGAAGCCGGAATGGAAGACATCCGTAGACGCATGGTTGAAAACAACCAACGGTTGGACGACTTGGAGGCTCAGTTGGAACAGGCAAGTAAGAAACGCGGTCAAAGGTTTTCTCCTGACGGGCACGACAGCATTCTACAAGACAAGTTGGTGGCCGATACTAACGCCATGACCAGTGCAGGCGTGCATCTCAAAAATCTACTCCAGTCCGACCCTGAACTCTTCAATCACATTTTCAATCCCAACTTGGACCACGAGACGGTGGAAGCAAACATGCGAATGTTCGCCATGATGGCCAACGACTATCTCAACACGGTGCCGCACGACCAGCACGGGATTCACACACGAGGACACAACCGAATCACCAAAGAAGGGCTGGCTGGACAACTTGACATTGGTTCACAGGTAAAACAGGCGTTCCAAGGTCACGAGACGATGATGAGTGCTGAAACCTTGGGTGACAACGAGGCGCTGATGCAACAGTTGGGACTTGACCCCAGCAACGAATATCACAACGCCACCTTCCTTGACTACATCCGAAACACCTTCCTTCCAAATTATCAGCAAGACCCCTCGTATTCAGCGCCTGTTATGACCATGCGCCAGTACCTCCAGCAGTCACAGCCTGACCTTGACATTGAGAAAGAACATGAATCGTTGAAGAAAGACAAGCGTTCTCGCAACACAGAGTTCTTGAAATTGGTCAACCGAATCTACAACACCATCGGCCACAGAGCCGAAGAGCGCAACTCACAACTCGGCCTTCATCATCATTTGGCGTTCAACAGTGACCCTCGTCGTCAGCGTAAAGAAAACAAACAAGGCGAAGTTGTTCACGAGACCAAACCCTCTGCGGGCGGCTCCAATATGCAGAAGAACGAAAACGACTACTGGAATGTCATGCAGAAGTTGGACAGCATTCTGACCAACGACCCCAATGTACCCATGCCTGAAAGTGTCACCGAGACTTCTGACGAAATGACCGGCGTGCCTGTTGACCAGTTCGGACCCAATGCACATTCTGTTCATAGCCTATACAACTCCACTGGTCTGCGACACGAGTTCGGCGATGAGTTCCGTCCCAACTTCAAGTATCGCATCTCAAGAAACGGAAATGTCAGCATCACGCCTGTGCCCGAAGGGCACGCACAACGATTGATTCAGCCACTCGGAAAGTTTTGGGAGCAAGTGGCACCTCCTGAATGGATGGAAATGCTGAGGCATCCCGACCATCAACTTCATCGGGACGGTCTCAACAGACTGGACCGCATGGGGGCGCAGTTCAAGCCGGACGAGCGAGGTATCACTCGGCATAGCGACAAGCATTCCGTCACCAAAACTAAAATCGGCTTGGCTGACTTGACCAATCCTGACATCATTCGCAAGGAATTGGGCAAGGAAGTCCCTATCCTTCAAGCCATGCACCGCATTTTTGAACTGGACGACCTCGGTGATTTGCGAGGTTTCACGGGTGATTGGATTGTTTCTCACATGCCCGAAGGCGAGCGGGGCTTTGTCAAGAAGGAGGACGATGAGGTGTCGTCCAAATCGTTCAACCTCAGCGATGAGGACAAAGAGAACTTCAAGAAAGTCACGGACGAGGATTTTCATGCGGATGTCATCAAGACCGAAGAGGGCTACTACATTTTTGATGTGATTGAATACGCAGAAAAAGCCGTCCACGATGTGCCCCTTAACGACCGCATCAAAATCGTGCGTGGTGGATTGGAAGGCGTTGAAAACATTCATGTTCCCAGCGCCAGCGATACGAGACTGACCGACGACGAAGGCCTCAAAACGACGGTAGAAGACTTGAACAAGACACACGACACACTCCTACTCAGAGATGCCAGTTCAGTCTACATGGTCGGTGAACTGCGCCATCCCAAATGGGTGATGCTCAAACCCGGCAGTGATGTTGTTTTGCGAGTGCTGGAGCGAAGAGGTGCCGGTCCTTACACCTACCGACTTGGCACTGGACCCATCACAAGAGACGAAGAGATTGGTGATAGAGCGGTAGAGTCAGAGGGCGAGATGTACATGGATGTCGGTGTGGCATTCAACAGTCCTGAAAAGTTCAACGAAGGTGACCATGTCAGGGTCAATGTCGCCAATGTCAGCAAAGTGGAGACAACCGGTGGCGACGATGTGTACACCCTGACAGGTTCTAAGTTGATTGGTGAAGCAGAAGGAGAGGGGCTGGTCAGCAGAGAAACACTCGGTATGCTCGCCAAATCAGAAAGCATCCAATGGCTGTGCGAAATCAGCAGAGCAAAGTCCGGTATTCGTATTGCGATGCCGCAAGGCGATGTACTCTACAAGTGTACTCAGACCGGTAACATGTGGACGGTGCATTCTCCGCTGGCCAATAACGGGTATCTGATTCGCCTTGCTGAAAGTCAGCGGCAGTATTGGAGTCCTGTGGCGGGTGCGTTGTTGAAGGCTGGGCTTGAAATAGCAGAGAAAGAAGAAGTTCACGAATCCGAGGGTGAGGCCAAACCTCTCATTGAACCTCATAAAGAAAAAGATACGAACTGGTGGGAAAACAAACAGAAGAAGAAAGTCTTGGTTAAGGGTTTGACGCTGATTGATAAATTTTTGAAAAGCGGGGTTGGAGCCGTTGGCCAGTCAAGCACCGGTACCATGGGTTTGGGCATAGACTACGCTACTCCCATTGAATCACCGATGGGACCAACAAATCTGCACGATGAAAAAACCATGCCGGATTATGACAACAGGAAGCGACCCGGCGAAGACTTTACCATTGAGCCAAAAACAGAGGAAGAAGAAGATGAAAAACGCATGACTGTGCCTATGGAACAGGGTGTTTTAGAAGTCTCATCTGACAAGGCCGTCTTCCGTACTTGATTATATACAAAGAGCGATGTCTCTTGGCCAATGGCTTCTGCACTGACTCTGCGAACCTCCCCTGTCCAGCACAGCGGGAGCATCAGCATTGTCAAGGCCGACAATGACCTTGTTATCGCCGGGTACGCTTCGGTTGAAATGGTTGACAAGCAAGGCGACCTCATCACAAGGAGTGCACTCAAGAATGCCTTTGACGGCTTCATGAAGGCTGACGGCTACCGAAATGTGCAACTTGCACATTCCAACATTCAAGTCGGAGAAGTCATACCATCCTACACTGATTCCAACGGTCGTGTTTGGAAATCCGGCGTTGATGATGCTGGTATGTTTGTCGTTATTCAGTTAAGAGACGACATTGAAAAGGCCCGAGAAGTGGCCAACGAGATTCGCAAAGGAGCCCTGCGTGGTTTCAGCATTGGAGGGCAGGCATTCAAGCGCATGCGTAAGAGTGACCAGCAACACGGTGATTACACCGAAATTTCCAAACTGGAACTGCACGAGGTAACTATTTGTGAAAAAGGTATAAACCCGGAGGCGACATTCCGCATATTGAAGGAGGACACAACAATGAGTGATGACAATGTATTGGGCGAATTGTCCAGCGTTTTGGACAGATTGAACGGACGGCTTGATGCCATGGAAAAAGAAGACAAGGGCATGCCCGAAGGTCTGAAAGAACACATGGAAGACAAGAAAGACAAGAAAGACGACAAGGCCAAAGAGATGGCAGATGGCGACGATGACAAGAAAGAAGGCATGTACGGCGGTGGAGAGCACAAGATGGCTCACGGCGACATGGCCAAGGGTGAGTACAGCGATGTTATCACCACGGACTACCTGAACTGGATGGAGAACACTCTCAAGTCTCAGGGTGTTGACATCGTTGGTGCACGAGACCACTTTGACCAACTTTCCAAGGCCAACCTCGGCTCAACCCCTGAGCAGATTGGCGACGGCGCTGATTACTTCGCTGGTCAGGTCAAGGGCCGTGCCCAAGAGGGCGGCTCTCCTTCCACCAACGCCATCGGCAAACTCAACTCCAACGCTGGAGGCACTGTTGAAAAGGGTTATCTGAACCCATCTAATGTAAGTGCTTCTGACCTTGAGGCCGCTTACGAAGTCTACAAAGCCGCTTCTCTTGAAGAGCAGTTCAAGACTAACCTTGGTTCTGTCTTTGCTGACCGTCTTCAAAAAGAAATGCAGGCTGATGCTGACGCACGAGCCGCTCAATCCTTTGACGCTCGTACGCCTCTTGCCAACATTGAGAAGGCTCTGTCCGACTTGAGCGAGCGAATTGACAACATCAGTTCGGCCTCACCCGGTACGGAACTTCGCAAATCCACCTCCACCGTTGAAATCCCATCAACGGAAGAACTTGGAAGCATGGACTGGTCTGATGTTCACAGGCTGGCCGGGAGTGTCTTCCACCAATGAAAGGAGTGATGAAGAATGGCACGAAACTACATGAGAACAATCAACGACATGGAACGGTACTACTACGGCGCAGGCTCAAGCATGGGCTATTCCTACACTGGTAGCGAACTTTTGAAAGCAGACGCACCCTTGCTGTCCACGACGGCTGGTACCTACCAAGCCATCTACGGTCGCAAAGTGTGGTCCCAGTTGAACCAAGAGTTCAACGCTTTCTCCATCCTCCCCAAGAAGCCTTGGGACCGAAGTGGATGGCGTGTTGTCACCGCCAAGCCTTCCAAGGTCGTCGGCGGCGGCATCGCTGAGAACGGCACCCTGCCTGACACCACCAAGCCAACCTTCCAAAATGTGGCCGCAAAGCCAAAGACCATCGCTCACTCCTTTGACATGAGCGAAACGGCCATCTTCCTCAACGACAAGGACGATGGACTTGGCGACATCCGCTCTGTCCTCAAGGAAGAGATGGGCAAGCACCACGCAGAGCACATCAACGACATGCTCACCGAGGATGTCACCACGGTTGCAGGAAACGACATTGAGTCGCTTGACCGAATCACCACTGGAAACAACAGCATGGTCTCCGGTACGCACTACGACACCAACGACGAAGACATTTACAGCATTGACCGCAGTGCCAACACTTGGTCGTTCGGTGAGGACTCCGCTGACAGCAGTTCCGCCAACCGTACGCTCAGCCTTGACCACTTGGATGAAGTCTTCCGCCTCATTTGGGAGCGCGGTGGCAACCCCAAGGTCATGCTCACGGGCTACGACACCTTGATGCGAATCCAGCAACTCCTCCAAGCACAACAGCGATTCATGGAAGAGAAGCGAGTCGTTCCCACCTTCAACGGTGTCAAGGGTGTTCCCGGTGTTGAAGCCGGTTTCATCGTGGCTACCTACAACGGTGTTCCAATCATCCCAACCAAGGAGATGGCAAGCGACGGCATCAGCCGTATCTACATGCTGGACACGGACTATGTGTACTTCTCCACTGCAAAGCCAACCCAATACTTTGAGAGCGGCATTGAAACTGGCGACCCATTCGCCATCAACCGCCTCGGACAAGAGGGACTTTACCGAACCATGGGTGAAGTGTGGACAACTTTCTTCGGAGGTCAGGGTTCAATCCGCGACCTCCAGTGAGGTTTCATGGAGACAAACAACAGGAGATGATGAAAAATGACGACACGAACGGCAGAACACAAGCAATTGACGATTTCTTACGATGACGGCGATTTCACCAACGGTACGGTTTCGGTCCTCTTGGACCTTGACCTGCGAACGGGTACCCCAATTGACGAGACTGATTGGCTGAAAGGCTACGGGACGCAATATCCCGGTAGCCTCGGCGGTTTCACTGCAAGCAACACCGACGGCAACGCCGCAGGTAGCATGCGCTTGGTGACCATCGCATTCACCTTGGCGAGTGCAAATGAGGAAACCATGACCATCAGCGCAGGTGCTTCCAAAATCATCGGCATTCTCGGACAGAACTTCGCCGTGGCTGACAAAACGCTTTCCGCTACCTTCACCAACACTGGAACCGCTCCGGCGACCAAGACTGGTGGTTCGCTACCCGCAATCGTCCTTCACGGCGAAGCGGCTGGTGCAGGAACGGTCACTGTAGTCTTGCTGAACTGAGGTGAGTAGGCTTGCCTACCATCACCTACATCGGTGCGACGGTCTACCGAAAGCGCCCTGACAGCAAGGACAGTTGGGTCCGCAAGGAACCTGTAGAAGTCAGCCAAGAATGGCTTGACCGATACCGAGTTCCAATCTGTTCCAATCCCTCGGCCTTCCTTGTTGAAGGCGATGCCAACGCTGAGGTCTCTGTTGACGAAGGCGACGATGGCATCCCCGACTCAGGTTGGGTCAAGAAGGACATCAGCGCATGGCTCACGGAGCGAGGCGTTGAACTCCCCGGATATGCAACGAAGTCCAAACTACTGGTACTGGTTGAGGAACATCTAAATCCTCCAGCCGCAGAGCCTGTAGCAGAGGAACCCGCACCAGCAGAGGAAACCACAGAAACCCCCACAGGAGATGAATAAAAATGGCAGTAACGATTGACCCCCGACCAACCTACTTTGGCGACCGAATGATTGTAACCGGTTCTTACACAGCGGCATCATCTGTCAGCATTGAACTTGGTTCAATTCTGACATCCATTGATGGTGTCATCCTCAACCCGGCGGCAGTGACTCCCCACAGCATTTCTATCACCGACAACAACGACGATGGAGATACGGTAGCGGGTGTTGCAGTGGCGGATGTAGCCACCTTTTCGGGCACAACCATCACCGTGCACAAAGCCGCAGGAGCGGCAGGCAACACGGCGGCT